CAAGACTAACTGCGGAACTTATCGCAATGAAAGCAGCCTCAGGACTATGACAACAATAGGGCAATCAGTATTTAACCTAGACCTCAACGATTTAGTTGAAGAGGCTTTTGAGCGGGCTGGCTTAGAGCTACGCACAGGTTATGATATGCGGACTGCCCGTAGGTCTTTAAACCTACTTACGATTGAATGGGCAAACCGCGGCATTAACCTTTGGACTATTGAACAGGGCCAAATTCCTATGGTTACTGGGCAAGCATCATACCCATTTCCTGTTGATACCATAGATCTTTTAGACCAAGTGATCCGTACAAATAATGGTACATCTAACCAGATTGACATCAATATCAGCCGCATTTCTGAGTCTACCTATTCAACGCTGCCAAATAAGCTCGCACAGGGGCGCCCGATACAAGTGTGGATAAACCGTCAAACAGGCCAATCAAACCCCACCACGGCTGTTTTAACGGCTAATGTGACATCCTCAGCTACAACGATCAATATAAGTGACGCTACTGTACTGGCTTCTAATGGGTTTATTAACCTAGAAACAGAAACAATTTACTACGCCAACGTCAGTGGTAACCAACTTATTAACTGCGCCCGCGCCCAAAACGGTACTACGGCAGCAAGCCATATAGCAACTACAGTAGTCTATACTAACAACTTACCCAGCATTAATGTCTGGCCTACCCCAAATTCGCCCGGAAGCCAGTATATGTTTGTGTATTGGAGACTAAGACGGCTTCAAGATGCTGGTACAGGCGTTACTGAGCAAGACATTCCTTTCCGCTTTTTACCTTGCATGGTAGCTGGATTGGCGTACTATATTGCGATGAAAAAGCCAGAAGTAGACCCAAATAGGGTAATGGCGTTAAAAGCTTTATATGAAGAACAGTTCCAGTTAGCCGCCGATGAAGATCGTGAAAAGGCTTCTATTCGATTTGTACCACGCGAAATGTTTTATTGAGGTTATGAATGCCATCAAAATATGCTTCAGGAAAAAACTCGATTGCGGAGTGCGACAGATGTGGTCAGCGCTATAAGCTAAAGGAATTAAAGAAACAGGTACTAAAGACTAAACTATATAATATCAAGGTATGTCCTAGTTGCTGGGATCCAGATCAGCCACAATTGCAGTTAGGTATGTATCCGGTTAATGACCCACAAGCAGTACGGGATCCAAGACCAGATGTAAGTTATCAGCAGTCAGGTACTAGTGGTTTGCAGATTAACATTAACGGCGGCACTGGAGTTGATGGGTTCGGTAACCCAGATATGGGTAGTAGGGTGTTTCAGTGGAATTGGAACCCTGTAGGTGGTTCAAGAAGATTTGATAACACATTAACGCCAGATGACTTAAAAGGTTACGGGCAACTTGGTACAGTAACAATTAGCACAACTTAAGGAGCATGACATGGGATTTAGAAAATCAGCAGATGGAGTAACTAAGACAGGTAAAACTGATACTCAGGTATTTCCAGACGACGGTAAAAAAGTTATCTTGAGTGGCCCAAAAGCCAACAAAAGTAGCTTAAACAAAAACATGAAGGCAGTAGGTCGTAACTTAGCCCGTGCCGCAAATCAAAGAGGTCGATAATGGCTAAATTTAGTGCAAAGAAAATGGGCAAAGAAGTTGGCGCAGCGGCTGTATATGCTGAACCACACACCATGAGTGGCGGCCCTGTAAGCGAAAAAGCAGCGGTAGTTAAAGCTGGTAATGGCGTAGACGATATTAAAATGTCTGTAGGTGGTGTATTTAAAAGCCAGAATGATGAAGTAAAAACTTCGGGTATTAAAATCCGTGGTACTGGTGCAGCCACTAAAGGCGTTATGTCTAGAGGACCAATGGGCTAATGAATTACCAAGAACTGTTCGATCAGATTCAAGCCTATACGGAAAACCAATTTCCGGCGACTTATCTCGCCAATGGAAGTACGGTCAGCTATACAACGCAGATTAATACTTTCATTCAGCAGGCAGAACAGCGTATCTATAACACGATACAGATACCTTCTTTGCGTAAAAACGTTACAGGAAATTGCTCTTCGACTACAGTTTATCTAGGATGTCCTAACGACTACTTATCAACCTATTCAATGGCGGTTATTGATGGGGATGGTGCTTATGAGTACCTTTTAAACAAAGACGTTAACTTCATTCGCGCGGCCTACCCAGATCCAACATATACAGGACTGCCACGTTACTACGCTTTATTTGGTTCTAGACTGAATGATCCTAACGAATTGAGCTTTATGCTCGGCCCAAAACCAGATGCAAACTACGGTATTGAGCTTCATTACAACGCTTATCCAGAATCTATTGTGGATGCTGGTACGTCTTGGCTTGGTGATAACTACTCGCCCGCATTGCTTTGGGGCAGTATAGTGGAAGCGTACACTTACATGAAAGGCGAAACAGACTTACTAGTAGCCTATAAAGCCAAGTACGATGAAGCAATGCAGCAATTGAACCGCTTGGGTACAGGACTTGAAAGAAATGACGCATATCGCGTTGGGCAGGCATAAATCAAGGTAAACCCATGAAAACCGTAGTAAAATTAACCAAATTTTTAGGAGCATAAAATGGCAATAACCCAAGCAATGACAGACTCGTTTAAGGTACAAATCCTTTCTGGTCAACAAAACTTAACATCTGGTGCTACTCCTGTATATAAGATTGCTTTGTATACGAGTACTGCAACTTTATCAAACGCAACAACCGCGTACACGACTACAAATGAGCAGACTAGTTCAGCTTCAAACTATACCGCTGGTGGTAATACACTAACGATTAGTACAAGTCCTACCTCTACAGGTAACGTAGCGTTTATGTCGTTTGCGAATAGCTCTTGGACTAATGCGAATATTACGGCTGCTGGCGCTTTGATTTATAACAGCACTGCAAATACGTCTGTTGCTGTATTGTCTTTTGGTGGCGATAAGACTGCTACTAACGGCACATTTAGCGTGATTTTCCCAACAGCAGACTCGACTTCAGCTATTATCCGGATTGCCTAAACAGGAGCTTTAGATGGCTCTGATTCTTGCAGACCGCGTCAAAGAAAATACCACTACAACTGGTACTGGCACTATTGTATTGGGTGGTGCGCAGACCGGTTATCAGTCGTTTGCGGTAGTTGGAAACGGGAATACAACTTACTACACCATAGCAGATCAATCTGGATCTAACTGGGAAGTAGGCATTGGCACGTATTATTCTGGCAACGTTTCTTTAGCCCGTACTACGATCTTATCTTCGAGCAATGCAGGTGCAGTAACTAACTTTACTGCTGGTACTAAAGACGTATTTGTTACCTATCCGTCAGGTACTTCTATTTTAGGGGGTTCTGGTCAGGCAATTATAGTAAATCAAGCAACCGCTACAGCTAACTATACGATTGCTACCGGTACTAATGGCTTTTCAGTGGGTCCAATTACAACTTCAAATAACGTAACTATTACAATAGCAAGCGGACAACGGTGGGTAACAATATAAATGAGCTACTTTTCAGCCGGAAATACAACCGCGACCTCTCTTGTTCAATATGCAGATAATACGGGCAACTTAATCTTTGCTACTGGTGGAGCTAATGCTACTGCCTTTACCGTAGACTTAAACCAAGTTATTGCATTTAATGGTCCTATAGAGGAAAAGGTTACTATTTCTTCTGCCAACGCAACGGCTAACGTTAATTTTGACGCAGTAACTCAAGGCGTTTTGTACTATACAAGTAATGCCACTGCCAATACAACCATCAATATTCGCGGCACATCAGCAATTCCCCTGAATAACACAATAAGTACTGGACAATCTATTAGCACCGTATTCCTAAATACTCAGGGTGCTACTGCTTATTATGTAAACGGTTACCAAATTGATGGAGCCGCTGTTACTCCTAAATGGCAAGGCGGTACTGCACCAAGTAGTGGTAATGCTAACTCTGTAGACATATACGTATTTACTGTAATTAAAACTGCAAACGCCACATTTACGGTTCTTGGCTCACAAACACAGTTTAAATAATGCCATTCCTAGCAGCCAGACAACCGTCTATTAAGTCGTATGGGTTTACTGCTAAAAGTAGAGCGCCTTATACCATTACTTATTTAACAATTGCTGGCGGTGGTAGTGGTGGTTATTCTTCAGGTGGACAAGGCGGTGGTGGAGGTGGCGCTGGAGGTTATTTAGCAAGCTCTTTTACATCTGTTATAAATTCAGTTTATACAGCAACAGTAGGTGCTGGTGGTGGTTTTGATTCAAGTGGTACTAATTCATCTTTTACTGGATTAACCACAACGGTCGGTGGTGGTAAGGGGGGCGCTTATCCTGACTATAACGGTTTTATTGGTGGTTCTGGTGGTGGTGGCGCCAGTAATGGTTATAACGGTTCTGCCGGAACATCTGGGCAAGGAACTGCAGGTGGATATGGAGATACTATTGCAGGTGGTGGTGGAGGTGGTTCAGGCGGCGCCGGAAGCGGTAATAATGGTGGTGTAGGTACAGCTTCTTCAATTACTGGGTCATCTCTTTATTATGGCGGTGGCGGTGGTGGTGGGGCACAAAGTGGCCCAAGTGGTGGTGCAGGGGGTTCAAGCATTGGTGGTACTGGCGCAGCTACAAGTCAGGCTGGATCTAATGGCGCAACCAATACAGGCTCAGGCGGTGGCGGTTATAACATTAACTATAATGGAGGTAATGGTGGTTCTGGGATTATTATATTATCCATGCCAACTATAAGTTATTCAGGAATATCTACAGGAAGCCCAACAATCACTACCAATGGGGCTAATACTATATTAAAATTCACAGCTAGCGGTACATACACAGGTTAAAAGGAGCTAAAAATGCCGTATTTTGCAAAAGTTGCACCAACTCAAGAAGCAACTAAATTTATTGTCACAGAAGTTATTTCTGCAGATCAATCGTTTATTGATTCAGGAGCTGTAGGGCCAGCGGAAGAATGGATTCAGACTTCCTATAACACTTATGGAAATGTGCATTACGCACCTTCTCCTCCTGCGGAGCCACGTACTCCAGATGGTGGAACGCCCGTTCGTGCTAATTATGCTGGCATTGGTTATACATTTGACACTAGCTATACCGTTGGTGATTATGTAGGTGTATTCTATGCACCCCAGCCATATCCATCATGGATTTTAAGTACTACAACTTTCTTATGGGAAGCTCCAGTACCTTATCCAAATGACGGGCAAAATTACTATTGGGATGAAGCTACGCAGTCTTGGGTATTAATTCCTAGTCCATAAGGTCACTTTATGACCATGACCGCTGGTGGTAGTTCTGGGATTACTTTTCCAGACTCCACCACATTGACTGCAATTAATGTAACTGCCTCATTTTCTCCGGGTATTACTGATACAGCTAATGTAATGACCATCAATGGTGTTACCATTTTTAATGGTACTGCGGGACTAACTGTAAACGGAATAACCTATACAACCGCCCCACCTTATGTTATTTCATATTTAGTAGTGTCTGGTGGCGGTGGTGGTGGTAGTGGTGTAAATCTTATAGACAATGGAGGCGGTGGTGGCGCAGGTGGGCTTTTAGCAAATACAACTACTTTAACTGTTGGTGTTCAATATACGATTACTGTAGGTGCTGGCGGAGCGGCTGATTCAAATGGCTCTAGTTCAAATATTACAGCCTTAAGTTTAACTTCTGTTGGCGGTGGAGCTGGATCTACAGGAAATGGCGCGGCAGCAAAAACAGGTGGATCTGGTGGTGGCGGAAATGGAACAACAAATGTTACTGGTGCCGCAGGAACTTCAGGACAAGGATACGCAGGAGGTAATGGAGGTAGCACTTCTGCGGGTTGTGGAGGAGGAGCAGGAGCAGTTGGAAGCACTCCAACTTCAGGTGGTACAGGAGGCGTTGGTTTAGCTAGCTCTATAACAGGTTCATCTGTTTATTATGCAGGTGGTGGTGGTGGTTCTGGCGCTCCTTATATTACTTTTCCAAATGGAGGAAACGGCGGAGGAGGGACAGGTAATGCTTCTGGCGCTGCTGGTGGGGCTGGTACCACGAATACTGGCGGTGGTGGTGGCGGTGGTTCCGGTGGTGGTGGTACTGGAGCGGGAGGGGCTGGTGGTTCTGGTGTGGTAATTATTTCTGTAGCAACAAATAAATATACAGGCACAATCACAGGCTCACCTACTGTAACCACATCAGGTAATAATACAATTCTTAAATATACAGCTTCTGGAACTTATACGGCTTAATATGTCTACTATAAATGCCAAACCAGACACCATATTAGGTCAGCTAATTAAAACTGGTGATAATACTTCAACACTTACATTCCAAGTAAATAGCGCAACTGCGTTAACTTTAGATTCTAGCCAAAACGCAAACGTTGCTGGAACTGGAGCAATAATTGTTCCAAGGGGTACTACTGCACAAAGACCTACGGGCGTTAATGGTATGGTTCGGTATAACACTTCTTATCCACTTTTTGAAAGTTATGCAAATGGTTCTTGGGTTGCTTTAACCAGTTATTTAACTGCTACGGTTTCATATTTAATTATTGCTGGCGGGGGTAGTGGTGGTGCAGCTAGCGGCGCTGGTGGTGGTGGTGCTGGTGGCTATTTAGCAAATACTGCAGTATTAACTAGGGGCACATCATACACAATCACAGTTGGTGGCGGGGGTGCTTCAAAGGCTGCTGGGTCTTACACCAACGGAAATGCTGGTACAAATTCATCGGCTTTAGGCTTTACCGCAATAGCTGGTAGTGGTGGTGCTTACGGTAGTGCTGCAGCTACTGGTGGCTCTGGAGGTGGGGGTAGTTCTAGTGGAACAGAAGGATCAGGAACTTCAGGGCAAGGTAATAATGGTGGCGCTGGTGCTAACAATTCAGGTATTCCTGCTAGTTCAGGCGGTGGAGGTGGTGGTGCTGGGGCTGTAGGTGTTACTGCAACAAGTTCTGCTGCGGGCGCAGGTGGCGCTGGTTCTGCTTCTTCTATTAGTGGAAGTTCTGTTACTCGCGCAGGTGGCGGCGGTGGCGCAGGTGACCCACGTGGTATTAGTGCTGGTGCTGGTGGTTCAGGTGGCGGCGGCGCTGGTGGGTATACTGGTGATGGCGTAGCTGGTACCGTTAATCTTGGAGGTGGTGGAGGTGGTGGTTCGTACAATGGTGCAGGTGGGTTAACTAATAGTGGCGCCGGTGGTTCAGGTGTAGTTATTCTTTCTATACCAACTTCATCCTATTCAAACACATCAACTGGATCTCCTACTGTAACAACTAGCGGAAATAATACAATATTAACTTATACGGCTTCTGGAACTTATACGGCATGACAACCACATTTAATGCTAACAATATAGGAATTGTTCAGACAGTTGATTTGTCTGCAAATTTGGCTTTTCAAACAGCTAATGCTAATGCCTTAATTATTACATCTGATCAGATTGCTAATTTTTCATCTACAGGATCAGTATTAATTCCATCAGGAACAACAGCCCAAAGACCAAGTTCTCCAATTAATGGAATGATGCGCTATAACACTAATTATAATTTATTAGAGGGATACGCTAATGGTGCATGGACTGCATTTAATGGAGTTTATACCTACTCAATTAGTTATTTAATTGCATCTGGTGGCGGTGGAGGTGGTGGTCAGCATGGAGGTGGTGGTGGTGCGGGCGGCTTGCTTTCCAATACAACAACTATATCTGGTGGGACGGTTTATACAATTACTATTGGAGCAGGAGGAAGTGCTGGTACAAACGGATCAAATTCTTCTGTTTCAGGTTCTGGATTAACAACAGTAACTTCATTAGGTGGTGGTGGAGGGGGAGGTGGCTCTAGTGCGCAATCTAATGGCTTGGCTGGTGGTTCTGGTGGCGGCGGTAACGGCCCTGACTCTGGTGTATCGCCCGGATCTGGAGGAGCAGGGACTAGTGGTCAAGGAAGTAGCGGCGGTTCTGGAAATAGCTATGCTTCTGGCGGTGGTGGGGGTGCAAGCGCAGTAGGCGGTAATGCTTCAGGAGCTAGTGGAAATGGGGGTGTTGGAGGTGCTGGAACAGCTTCTTCGATTACTGGTTCAAGCGTAACTTACTCTGGCGGTGGTGGTGGATTTTCTTTGTTTGCAACTAGAGGTGCAGGTGGCGCTGGCGGTGGCGGACAGGGGGGTACAGATTCTCGTGCAGGTGGTGGTAATGCATCGGCGGGTTCAGCTAACACTGGTGGTGGAGGCGGAGGAGGTGCAGGATATGGTGGGGCTGGTGGAAATGGTGGTTCTGGCGTAATTATTCTTTCTGTTCCTACTGTTAACTATTCCAATACAACAACTGGTTCACCTACTGTAACAACTAGCGGAAATAATACAATATTAACTTATACGGCTTCTGGAACTTATACGGCATGAGTGTGATTATTAACGCAAGCTCTGTTGGCCTGACAGAAACAGTTGATACATCTGGTAACTTAGCTTTCCAGACGGCTAATACATCTGCGCTTATTTTAGACACATCATTAAATGCAAACTTTGCTAGTACAACCGCTATTATTTTCCCCGTAGGAACAACCGCACAACGACCCACTCCTGTTAATGGAATGGTCAGATACAACACGACTACTGCAGCTTTAGAAGGATATGCTAATAGTACATGGATACCATTTGTTGGAGTCTATGCTTATACAATTAGCTATCTTCAAATTGCTGGTGGCGGAGGTGGTGGACAAAATGGTGGGGGTGGCGGTGCTGGCGGTTATTTATCAGGTACAGCTAATTTAGTTTCAGCTACTATCTACACAATTACAGTTGGCGCTGGTGGTTCTGGTGCCGCTGCTAATGATAATCCCGGAACTAACGGTTCAAATTCATCAATTACTGGATTAACCGCATCGGTTGGTGGGGGTGGTGGCGCTTCTGTAAATACCAATAATGCAGGCATTGGTGGCTCAGGCGGAGGTGGTGGTCGAGGCACAAGTAATGGTTCTGCAGGAACTTCAGGCCAAGGTTATGCTGGTGGTAATGCTTCTGGAAGTGGTGGTGGAGGCGGTGGTTCTAGCGCTGTAGGTGGCGCTGGCGCAACAAATGGTGGAATTGGTGGTGCGGGTACTGCTTCATCAATAACTGGAAGTTCAGTTACTCGTGCTGGAGGCGGTGGCGGTGGCGTAAACCAACAATATGGTGGCGGAACTATTGGTAGCGGTGGTTCTGGTGGCGGCGGTGCTGGATTTCTTGTTGATTCGGGTGGTACATTAACTTCTCAAGCTGTATCTGGAACCACTAATACTGGCTCTGGAGGTGGTGGCAATACAGGAAACGGAACAGGCTCAGGCGGATCGGGTGTTGTAATTCTATCTATACCAACAGCTAGCTATTCTAATACAACTACAGGATCACCCACTATAACCACATCAGGTAGTAATACAATCTTAACTTATAACGCTTCGGGGACCTATACGGCTTAATTATGTTATTTGGATTTGACCCATTTGCTTCGGCCCCGATAGCTGGTACTTCTGGTACTGCAACTGCTGTTGTTAACGTTACCGTTAATCTTACGGGCGTACAGGCGGTTGGCTATCTAGGTACTGCTAATGCTACGGGCGCTGCTAATGTCTATGTAACTGGCGTCCAAGCCGTTGGTCAAACTGGCACTGTATCAGCGCAACAAGGTATTGGTGTTTATTTAACTGGCGTTCAAGCTGTTGGTCAAGTTGGTACCGTAACAACACAAGCAAGCGCAGTAGTAAACCTTACAGGCGTTCAAGCAGTTGGTTATTTGGGTACTGCTAGTGTTACAGGAACAGCTAATGTAAATTTAACTGGCGTCCAAGGTTTGGGCCAAGTTGGAACCGTAACAACTCAAGCTAGTGCAGTAGTAAACGTTACGGGCGTACAGGGCATAGGTCAAATAGGCCAAGCTACAGCCACAGCAAATGCCAATGTTTATTTAACCGGCGTTCAAGCATTAGGAAGAGTAGGTACTGTAACAACCCAACAAGGCGCTGGAATTAATGTTACTGGCGTTCAGGGCTTAGGACAAGTAGGGTCTGTAACCACAACGGCTGGTGCTGTAGTCTATTTAACAGGCGTTACAGGCGTTACCCAATTAGGGACGGCTTCTGCTACTGCTGGCGCTAATGTAATAACAACTGGGGTTCAGGGCGTTGGTCAGGTTGGAACTGCCATTGCAAAGGCGGGCGCAAATGTTTATGTAACAGGCGTACAAGCTGTAGGATATGTAGGCACAGTTAGAACAGCAGCCAATGCAAATGTCTATTTAACAAGCGTAACGGGCTTAGGACAGGTCGGGCAAGTAACTATCACGCTAACCCAAAATATCCGCGTTACAGGGGTTCAGGCATCTGGTTATATAGGCAGTGCAACAATTTCTACCAGCACCAAAGTATACTTAACAGGCGTTCAAGCAACGGGTATAATTGGCAATGTATTGGTTTGGGGTCAAATACCCAATAATCAAGACCCGAATTGGACAGATATTGACGATGATTCTAGCGCTAGTTGGAGTCAAATTAGTAATTCAGAAACCACAGAGTGGGAACTTATAGCAGCGTAAAGGAAATCAAATGCCGTCAACTTATTCACCCAGTCTCAAATTAGAACTTATTGGTAACGGCGAACAAGCCGGTACGTGGGGTACAACCACAAATACGAACCTTGGAACCCTGTTAGAACAGGCTATTACTGGTGTTCTTCCAATTACTCTTACTGGTGATGTAACACTTACTGATTATAACGGATTGTCAGATCAGGCTAGAAATGCTGTATTAATTTTTAACGGGCTACTTGGCGCACCATGCAACGTTATTGCCCCGCCATCACAAAAAGTTTACATTATTAGAAATCGTTCTAATGCAACAGTAACCATTAAGACTACATCAGGAAACGGTATTTCTATCGCCAACGCGGGTAGTGAGGTAGTTTTTTGCGATGGTACTGATTTTTATAGCGCGACTGCATTTAACTATATTAACGGCAATTTATTTGTTACTGGAAATACAACTACTGGAGGAAGCTTATCC